TGGAAATAAAATCGGAACTGCAACAACTCAGAAATTAGGACTTTGGAACGCAACTCCAATAGTTCAACCAACGACTGCCGTCGCTGGAGCTACTCGAACAGGTGGGGGTGGGACTAATGTGACAGATACAGATACTTTTGACGGCTACACAATCGCGCAGGTTGTTAAGGCTTTAAGAAATATCGGAGCACTCGCTTAGCGACGATAAAATATTTTTGATAGAAACATTTATAAAGACTAACTAACTAAGTTAGTTAAGGGTTAAGACAAGCTGACGCTTGAGCTAATAAACTCGAGATAACACTCAAGATATAGCGCTTTGACAACCCCTCATAATCAACAAAATGACAACCAAAGAAGAAATACTCAACATGAACGCAGAAGAGCTGAAGAAGGCTTATTTACTAATTCCAATCTCTAGAAAAAATAATAAGAACTGCACTAACTGCACTGACTGCTTTAACTGCACTGACTGCTCTTACTGCTCTTACTGCACTGACTGCTTTAACTGCTCTAACTGCTTTAACTGCACTGACTGCTCTAACTGCTTTAACTGCACTAACTGCACTGACTGCTTTAACTGCACTGACTGCTCTTACTGCACTGACTGCTCTAACTGCACTGACTGCTCTTACTGCTCTTACTGCACATCGCAGAAAATCGAGAAATTCATGATTTTAGACGTTCAATTCACTAAGGAGGAATATGAAGCATGGAACTACAAACATACATCAAAATAAGGAATCACGCTATGCAAGAGCTTGGAGTGTCTGCTCTGGCTAGTCAATTATGCCTAGAACTGGATAAATCCTTCATCCTAGAGGCTCCTATGACTTATAGAGAGTTTTTAGAAGAACAATGGAGAGCTGGAACACTATGAGCGATACATATCAGGACCCTCTTGAATATCCAAAAGAATCAAACTCAGCTGGGGAAGGTTTTCAGACACCAAACACACCTCTTTTCCCTTCCTCAGTTGTTCAAACTTCAGGTCTTCCAGTTGATAAGCCATATTTCAAGATTGAGAAGAACTCCAAAGGATATAATTGGGAATTGAAAGGTCTTGCTGGTGAAGTTATGCCTATGGCTGATATTGACAAGATTCTTGAACAGAAGGATTATATTGAAAATAAGCTTGCGGGGATAATATGAACAAATTTAAAGAAGAGTTTAACAGGCGAATAGATTGGTTAATCAATCAATGGAATACTTACTATGGATTTGATGGCGATAATATACCTAATAAAAACTGGATTAGTGAAATGAAATCTATTAAATTTGAAGGAAAAGCTAATGATGTTTCCGTGCCTTCTGATGGTCACCATTGTCATATGTGTTCTCAGTGTAAAGAAGCCTTAGTTAGATTTATAGATGAAGAAATATTTCCAATCAAATTATTTGATAGTGACGCAGAATGGTGGGAACTTCGACCTTATCTTCTTAAAAGACTAGAGGAGAAAAGCAAATGACAACTCTAAACGTGCACTTTGAGAAGGCTGAGTTTAGACGCTTATTGAGAGCTAAGAGACTCGAACAGAAGAATATCTCCTGGAAGAATTACATCTTAATGAAATGTGCTCCTTTAAATCATATTCAATCAAAAGGGGGTGTAAAACTATAATGGTCGAACAAGATTTCAGTGGAAACTTTGTCAACGAACTCAATTGTCAAGACAATCAAATATGTATTATTGTGTCAGACGTCACTAGCGAGTTGAAAGAGCATCCAACTAAACGAATTGTCGTAAATGGAGTTATTCAGCCTGAGAAATATACTCAGCACTCTGTATCAATTGATACAGGCTCAGCTATCAAGACTTTGAACATCGGACAACAAACGGGAATAAGATTTCAAACGGCTTGGGGAAAGGATTCAGCTAATTGGATTGGGAAGAAATTCACAATCAAATTTGAGCCCTATATGAGCTTTGGAAAGCCTAAGAAAGGAGTTGCTGGTTATCCAATAACTGAAACGAAAGCTTAGCTATACAAATATATATCTATTCATTTTTTATTTTTTCTTTTATTATTTCATCTACTTCTCTTCTCGCTTCCCTTTCTAGATCCTCTTTATTCTTCATTTTCTCATAGAATTCATATAACACCTTATCAATAAACTGGCTTTTTTTCCCGTTTGAATGCTTTAAAATAATAGCTATTGATTGATTTGAAAGATAGAAATTGCAATATTTACCTAGTTTTGTTTTTGGTCTTGCCATTTTACATATTACATGTTATATAAACTATTTAAAGTTATCGTCGATAAGATAGTTTATACAACATATAACACTAAATTAGAGAGAGATAGAGAGAGTAGTGATATTACTAATATATATAGATATATAGTAAAATTAGTTTTTGTGTTTTATTTAGTGTTGTAATAACACCTTATTATTTAATTATCGCTTTTTTCAGGATACTTCGAAACATAGGATGCTACGAAAAATATAAATACTTCGTTTACCATACAAAATGGTAATTTTGGATAAACTACGTCTTTATTATTTTCTTCGCTCATATTTCTCAGTTCGAAAAAAGCTCAACCCTCGTATAATGCCTCTATAAGCCTTATAAAGCCCTTTTACGAGTATATATAAATATATGTATATATAAATATATATATTACAGAATACAAAGGTTTATAAAGGGAAAATGGGTGACCAAATTCGTACCTCGACCAAATATATATATATTAATATATATATTGTAGTATATATATTCACCGTCGGAGAATTTACCGTCGATAAAACAGCGACCGAAAGGTTTATAAAGGGAAAAAACGGTTGTTGCCACCCAAAAATTTTATAAATATCAATAATAGATACATTTATATATATTACTAATATTAGTAATATCACTATGCCAATGTTCCCTTTATACTTGAATAGAGAACTTTATGATAAAGTCAAAAGCCTTCCGAAGGGCTCTGCGTCATCTTTAATATCAAAACTAATCGTAGATCACTTCAAAAAGGTTGATGTTGTAGAGTTAACAGAAGAAGAGCTCAGAAAGGAGATTCTCAAAGAAGAGATAAAGAAAGAATATGAGCAGAAGCTCAAGGAGATAAACGATGGAACGTATTGAAGAACTTAAACTCAGACTAAAGAACGTAGAAGAACGCAACGAGAAGGCTAAGGCAGAAGCTAATAACATTAATTCTATGACATTCAGGCAGAAAGTCGAATATAACCAGTCAAGAGATGGAGAGAAAGCATATCGATTCAAGGAAATGATGGAAGATGTCTTTAAGAACTTCTGCAAGAAACAGCAAATTAAAGACAAAGAGCAAATCAAACAGATGTTCGAGGAATACTGGGAGATGATGCTTGATGAGAAGATAACCAAAATGCAGGATTACTATTCTTATTATCTAAATAAAGGAGAGAAGTTCCCATCCCAAACAGAAACTACATAAACGGAAGAGCTCACGAATACCGAGTAATTAACAAAATGAAAGAAGGATCATATGAGATAGAAGGAAAGCCTTTCCACGCAGACATCGCTCAAAGAACAGCAGGCTCTCATTCTCCGATTGACGTAATAGGAATTGACACTGTAAACAGAATAATATGTTTAGTTCAATGTAAGCCTGAGTCAATGTCAGAAGCTAAGAAAGAAGAGTTAATTAAGAAAGTTTCAAAAGACCTTAAACTAAACAAAAACGGGATAGGTTTATATTTTGTGAAGTTTGTATTAGACTAATGATAAAGCTCGATGACTGGCAGAGAAGGGTCTTAGATACAAAAGGACACAAACTTCTTGTTTCAGGAAGGCAAGTCGGGAAATCAACTATAATTGCTCTTGACGCTGCAAGATTTGTCATAAACAACAAAAATAAATCAGTTTTAATCATATCGGCCACAGAGAGACAGGCAGAAGAACTCTTTATCAAATGCCTTCAGGTTGTCCAGGACAATGCAAAGGCATTAATCAGGTCAGGCAAGGAAAGACCAACTAAACACATTCTTAAACTCAATAACGGAAGTCTAATAAGATGTTTACCAACTGGACTTGCTGGGACTGGAATCCGAGGATATACAATAGACAGGCTTATTGCGGATGAAGCCGCTTTTATTGGAGATGAGGTCTTTTACGCAGTCACTCCAATGCTTCTCACAACTGGCGGAGATATTATTCTAGTCTCAACCCCTCACGGAAGAAGCGGGTATTTTTATGAATGTTACAAAAGTAAGGATTTCACAGTATTTCACGTTAACAGCGAAGAAGTTATAAAGACTCGAGAAATCTCTCCAACATGGACACTTCAACAAAGAGAAAACGCAATAAAGTATTTAGACAGAGAAAAAGAGAGAATGTCGTCTCTCCAATACGCACAGGAATATTTGGGAGAGTTTGTAGACGCATTAAGACAATATTTCAAGGACGAACTCATAAAGAAAGTCTGCATACTCAAAAGACAAGCCATAAATAAGAACTATAAACACTTTCTAGGAGTTGATCTTGCAAGAATGGGAGAGGATGACAGCGTGTTCTCAATTCTAAGAACAATGGATAAGAATCTCCATCACCAGGTTGAAAGCATTATAACATCAAAAACATATACAACTGACAGCGAGAGGAAAATCATAGAACTTAATGAGATTTATGGAAACGCATTAAAAGAAATTGGAATTGACGCAGGAGCTGGAACTCTTGGAGTCTCAATTCTAGACCATTTAAAAGAAGTTCCAGAGATTGCAAGAAAGTTAACTGCACTAAATAACGCAAAACGCTCTTATGACAGAGAAGGAAAGAATAAGACTCAGTTATTCAAAGAGGATTTATATGATAACCTTAGAGCGATGATGGAAAGAGGAGAAATCCAACTTCTAGACGATGACGAGATAATTCTCTCATTAAAAAGCGTTCAATATGAATATTCAATCAAAGAAGGAATGCCTACACAAATGAAGATATTTGGAAATTACACTCATTGTGCTGAAAGTCTGATTAGAGCGGCTTGGCTTGCGAGAGAACAGGGGAAACATTTAAATCTTTGGATGAGTTGGGGATAATATGGCTATCGACCCATACACAACAACAAGGACGTTCACGATAACAGATGAAGAAGGACAGAGCCTTGTTGTTGATATGAAAATTATCGACATTCTTAATTATAAACTTCAAAAAGAATTAATTTCAACAATAAGGAGATTAAAGAAGAATGGCTGACACTGCAATCTTTGCGAGTGCGTTTATTGTAAAAACGAAAGCTGGGAGTGCTGCAAATACGACAGCAATTGCAAGCGAACTCTTATTAAACACTCTAGCACAGCAAGCAGAGTCTTATATCAACGCTAGAACAATGTATAATTGGAGCGATACCTATGCAACTTTAAACGCAGACGTTAAATATATCTTGCAGGAGTGTGCGAGCAATATTCAAGCTATGTATGTAATACAATACGATATGAGCGGATACACTTCAAGAAGTGAAGCTCAAACAATGCTTAATGTTCTAAGAGACAGAGTCGAGGCAGACATCGAAGTTCTAAAAGAGATTGCAAAGAGAGACTTCATTCAAGGAGCATAACAATGGCTCTACCTAATTATTACATAAGTTCAGGCGAACAGGCAATCGCAACTTATGACTTTCTAGACCTTGCGGCAAGAGTCGGATATAAGACTTTCTATGGAGCAATTGCAAGCGGAGCAACCACGGTTTCTTATGTATTGACAGCAAATACGATGGACTCATATCCCCCTCTATTCTCTGGAGCAATCACAGGCACAGCGTCACAATGGAACACGGAGAAAGATTTGGATTTTGATGTCACCTTCTCAAATCCTCAAATCATTCAGGGAGATTTAATCATAAACTCAACTTCTGATATGGCTGGGAGTGCTGGGGGAACTGCAAACAAATCTCAAATAATTTATACAGCTTATCACGTCAATACGTCAGGAACTGAGACAACTCTTGGAACTGTGACAACAAATGCAAACTCAGTCCCAGGAATCGGATGGATTTCTCAAAGAGATTTGGTAAAGATTCCAATAGCTCAGACTAAATTCAAGAACGGAGAGAAACTCAGAGTTAATCTTCTTCTTCAGACCTATTACGAGACTGCAATCTCAACCAAACAATGGGCTTTATACTTTGACCCATCAAACCGAGGAGACTCGATAGGATATGACAGATATTACAATGCAAAGCAAAACACAGACTTAAAGATTCTCATTCCATTTAAGATAGATTTATAAAAATGAGAGACTAGGATAAACTATGCCAGAGCTAAACATTTCTAGAGCAACCACAGCAGAAAGAGAAGATATTTTTGACGATTATGAGATTGCTGCATTAAATACCGACGCTGCAACAGGAACAAAAGAAACTGAATGGATGAACTCTCGCTGGGCTCAACAATGGGGAATATTCAATGCAACCCCAGATTTGAAAACCGCATTACTCCTCAAAGCCTATTTTATTATGGGAAAAGGATACGAATGTGACGCAGAAACCAAAGTCATTCTAGACCATATAAGAGGATGGGGAAAGGATAACATTGACGATATATTTCTGAATCTTTTAGTTGCTTCTTATGTTGGGGGAGACGCTTACGCTGAAATTATCAGAGCAGATGATGGAACAATCATTAATCTGAAATGTCTCGACCCTGGAAGCATTAAAATTATTGTGGACTCTAAGGGAATGTTAAAAAGATATGAGCAAGTTAACAAGGTTGAGAAGTCAATCACAAAATTCAAGCCTGAAGATATACTTCATATTTGCAACCATAGAATCGCAGACCAAATTCACGGACTCTCTTATATTGACTCTCTAGAGACGACAATAAAAGCCAATGAAGAGAACTTTGAAGATACTCGAAGAATGGCTCAACTTGATTCAAAGCCATTTATAATTTTCAAATTGAAAACAGATTCAGCTTCAAAGATTGCAGAGATTGAAACCAAAATTAAAAGAGCAATCAATCAGGGAACTTTTATGTGTATGCCCGACGACGAAAATATTATAAGTTATGAAGTGGTAAAGATTACCCCTGGAAATTCTGCTTTTCAATTTGAGGATATGGTCAGGTCGAGATTCTTTAGAGCTATTATGCTCCCTCAAATTGTTCCAGGGGGAGCTGGACTCTCAAGCGAATCAGAATCCAAGGTCATTTATTTAGCGTTTGAAGGAATCGTCGAGAGAGAACAAAGAAGCTTTGAGAAACAGTTATGGAATCAATTATTTTTGAAAGTTGATTTCAATTCTCCAGCAACAATGCAAGCAGAACTTCAAACAGACACAGCAAAAGACGGAGCTATGAATATGCTTAATTTCCAACCCAATGACACAGAAGCAGGCGTTGGGAGAGGTGGATAATGCCAAAGAAACCTAAAGCTGCTTTAACTCCGACACAGAAAGACAGATTCAAAGTCACAAATATAACGTCTCCAGAGGGAGCAAAACTTGACACGGCACAATTCACTCAAAAAGATTTGGATATTGCTCAGGGGAAGATTAAAGGACAAACTTCTGATATAAATGTTCAAGCTTCAATTGACAAATACAACGAACAAAGAATTGTGAGCAAAATGCTTGCAGAGAAAGCAACACAGAACAGAGTCGATAAAGCTTATAATCAGGCAATCGCAGCAGAAGAGACACCTCAAGCTCAAGAGACTAAAACTCAAGACAATGTAAATATTCAGACTGCTCCAACTCCAGAACAGATTCAAGCTATGGATGTAAACACGATAACAAACAAGCCTGAAGATATGTTTGTCCCTTCAGAGAGAGGACTAAAAGGAGTTAAGAATTTATTGACATTAAAGACTTCCGAAGCTCCTCTTGCTGGAAAGATTCCAATACTAAGAGATATTGGAGCAACTCCAACTTTTAAAGAGGGTTTTCTTGCTACTCTGGAGTTGCTCGGATCTTACAAAATAGCAACAACAAATAAGAGAGGATTCAATGCAAAGATAGCCAAAGAAGCAATCGACACAGACTTAAAGATTATTAATTCTAAAATTGATTTAGTCGAGAGTGGAGAAATCGACGGCTATTCAGTTCTTACAGATTTTCAAAAACTTGGAACTAATTTAAATAAACTCGAAAGAACAACAAAGGGATTATACACTCTAAACCCTCAATTCTTTCTTGGTGGCGGAGCTCAGACAATGCAAGACATCGAAGAAAGCAAATCTCAAATAGTCGTTATGCAAATTAAACTAGCGGATGCGATGAGGTCGCTTCAGACTTCAAAGGCTTCTCAAAATTATGGTTTAGATGGATGAGTATATATTATTTCTGAGGGAATTTGGATTTCCAGTATTTGCATTTCTCTTAATGTTCTGGATGGCTAATTCTACAATTCAAAAGAACACAGACACTTTATTACATTTAAAAGACGCTATCGAAGCGTTCTCTGTAAGGGGGTCAAGAAAATGAGTGAAGAACAAACCCAAAACACAGAAACCCAATCAGCACCAGCAGACACTAATGAGGGGAATATCATTGCAACGCCTTCCCTTATTGAGAAAGCAGACTCTATCGCTAAAAGGATGGAAGAAGCCAATAAGCGAGCCGAAGAATTACTTGAGAGACAGGAATCAGTGGCAGCAAGATTAATGTTATCAGGACGTTCCTATGGTGGAACTATTCAGAAAACAGCAGAACAATTGCTCGCAGAGAAGGACGCAGAAGAAGTTAAGAAAGCTCTTTCGAGATTCTAATGCATTTATTCTTTATGGTGAGAGGAGTCATCCATCAGTTGGATTTATTTGAGATGTTTATGCAGACTCAAATGTTTACTTTCCCACGTTACAATTTAACAATTTGTGAATGTGGACAACAGAAAGCTGAACACGACGAAGAGAAATGCAAATTCAAAGGATTTCAAAGAAAGAAAGAAGTTATTCTCGTGCAAGGTGGATTAAGGAGAACTCCTTTCGGATATGAATATATTTTTCCAGAAGAACATCTCGCTGAAGTTTTAACAATGCTAGACATTCAAGCAAAAGATAATCGATGGAAAATTGGAAATCTAAAAAGTTGGTTATTGCGTAAAGCTCTGGGAAAAGGAGACAATGGAGACAAAGTTACACCGATACCAAACTATACTCCAGTGATAACAAATCGTTATATTGAGAAGAGAGGAATTGCAATTTATCCAATTGGAATTAAGAAGGATGCAAGAAGCGAAGTCAAAGAGTGGGGATATGAGCAAGAGATGATTTAATGAGATATGAAGAAAATGATTACAACGCTGGCAGAAATCAAAATAAGATTCGACAGAGGCAACGCTCTTATAAACTGGTTGAAGAGCGTTTTCTTGATAGTTGCAGCGGTGAAGTATATCATTTCTCTCGACGTCATACTTTCGATAATTCTAGGAATAGCCGTCACTATTTTAATTTACTTTTTCGGATGGCTAGACCTCAATAATTTCAAATTATTTCAGAGAGAAGCAGAACTTAACACAGGAAAATATAATCCCTACTTTCGCAAACTAAAAAGAAAAGTTTAAATAGTAGTGCGATTATTAATTGTAAAGTCATAAACAGTGGTTACAGCAATAAAACACGTCCTTACAAATTCTGATGGTTTTCCAGTAGAAAGAACTTGTGCTGCTGCTGTCGAAATTCTCAAGAATAAAGTTTTAACATTATCCGACCCTATGACTGTTGCTGAAGTTTCAGCAGCGTCTCTGGGAGCTGGATATATTTTCGGTGGTATTTCTGCTATGGACAAGGACTCCACAGACGCAAGCACAAAGTTAACCGTCTGGACCGATGGAACTTTTAAGGTTTATGCTTCTGGAAACATTACAGTTGGAGCAGCGATCAAGTCGGTAGGAACTGGATATTTTGCAGCTGCTGCTGCGAGTGATTACCTTTCTGGAATGATTGCTGGATATTCTTTAGAAACTGCTGCGACAGGTGAAACCTTCTTCGCACACTTGAGGGCCCCATAATGGCAGTTGATCAACAGATGGGGACATTGAATTTAAGAACTCAAGTCGTAGACCCAATCGTCAAGGGTTTTGCAGATAGAAAGTATAAATTTAAACAAGCTGTTACTATTGTCTCAACTTCAGCCTGGAAAAATTATTTCTTTAGAGAGTCAAGCACTCCATTAACTTCTCAGACAACTACTGGAGTAACAGCGTCTAGATTATCAATTCCTCGAGGAGCTCAGTTCCCTCAGGCAGTTGTTGAATGGGAGAGAGTTTTAGCAACAATCGAGAAATACGGTATTGAAGATTTTATTTACTGGGAAGATATTATATCAAACGATATCGACGTCAGAGACAGAACTTTAAGAAGATTGTCTGAGGCAATAACAAAGGCAGTTGACGATAAGATTTGGGATGGATTGACAGAGAACAGAACTGGAACTGCTGGAGTCTATTCGATAACTTCATATTTAATAAGTGCTGGTCAATGCTGGGATGAAGCTTCTGCAAATCCAGTCTCAGATTTATTGTATGCGAAACAAGTTATCTCAGAAAATAATTATGACACTGAAAACTTAATGTGCTTTGTCTCTCCAAAGGGCTATAAAGATATTATGGCTTGGGTTGCTGCTAAGGGAGCACAGTTCCCAGAGTTTGGGAATCAAGTCGCTCAGAATGGAATGGCTGGAAAGCTTGCAGGAGTTCAACTCGTCGTGAGCAATTCAGTAACCGCTTCTTATGCTTTGGTTGTAGTTCCAAAGGTTTGCGCAACTTGGAAAGAATTAGTTCCATTACAGACAAATACTTTTGAAGACCCATTCAAAGGAACTCGTATAAGAGTGGTTGAGGAAGGTCAGCTTCTTTTGACAGACCCCAAAGCTGTTGTAATGTTTAGCGGAACTGACAGACCATAGAGATAGTTATTTATACTTCTTAGTTTTCTAAAATATATGTGGAGTGGATTCGGCAAAGATGGGCAAGAATGGCAGGGAAGATTTAAGACTGGAGAATTAACAATTGATTCTTTGGATATTGCTCCAGAGTCAGAACTCAGCACAAATTCTTTTGATATTTTCACATTCGGCAAAGATGAACTTGGAATGTATAGCGAGCTTCCATTTGTTTTATCTTGGGACCATACGACAAATTGCATTAAATTCCACGATGGCTCTTATTCAAGTTATTTGAATCTCTGTGCAGACCTTACAAGTCACACAATCAACAACACGGGAACAATAACTTCAAACTTATTCTTGGGCGGACAAGCAACTTTAAACGGAACTTCTCGAACTGAAGATATTTTAAGAGTGACTGGAACATCTAATTCTATTAATCAAGAAGTCACTTTTACTTATGTACCTTCTCAGACTTTCACCGTAACGATTGCAAGTCCCGCAGTCTTTACAACACCTTTAGATCATACTTTAAGCGAGGGAGCGGTTGTCATTCTCTCAACTACTGGAGCACTTCCAACAGGGTTAACAGCTAACGGAATATATTACGCCAGAAATCCTTCAGGAACAACTTTTAACGTTTCTGCAACAATTAGCGGAGCATTAATTAATACATCAGGAACTCAAAGCGGAACTCACACAGTCAGACCAGCAATAAAAGCAACAACCTCAAGCGCTCATGGATTAACTGCGAATAGTCGTTGTTGGTTTGCAGTTACTGGGGGAACTCTACCGACTGGCTTATCGACAGCAACAAATTATTATGTTCCATCTGCTGGACTTACAACAACATCATTCTACCCAGTTCTTGGAACTATTGCAACCTATACAAAATATCCGACAGTTTCAGATGCAGGAAGTGGGTCACCTTATGTTTATGGACATAATACAAATTATTCGACCGTTTATAATTCACCAGGCACTTTGATGTCATACTTTGATAAATACGGAGCTTTAAAACTTGGAGAAGATGGGTCGGCTCCTTGTAGAATCGGAGTTGTTCCAACATCAAGCGATTATTCTGGAATCCACTTCGGAACTAATGCAACAAGTCCGACAACATCTAACTACGGGTTTTTAGGAGATTCAAGTAATACCTTTTTTAATGCTCCCTCAAATATGTATTTCAGGATTGGAAATGCAACACAGTTAACAGTAACATCTTCAGCTCTCACAGTCACCGACGCAAAGAATCTAGTTTTAGGCTCAACAACTGGA